GCAGGAGGCGCGTTAGGAAGCGTCATCGTCCGCAATAACGTCATCGGCGGTGACTCGCTTGATGCGAACGGCCCCGGTCTAGTTGCGTCGGGCGATCCCCTCACGATCGAGGGTAACACGATCTCCGGTTTCGGCACCTACGGGATTTTTCTTACTGGCACAAATGACGACAATGGAACGAACGAGGTGGTAATTCGAGGTAATTCTATTCGCGAAGTGCAGCTTGATGGGACGGGCGACACCGCGAACGACGTTGTTACAATGTATAACCCCGTCTCGAATCCCTGCGGGGCAGACGGCGTGATTCGCAACGGAATCAATATGGAGAACAACGTCATCATTGGGAACGGGGATGCCAACACGACGGATCGCATGGTTGAGTTCAACGTTTGCGCTTTGGCTTCGTCCTCGAACGACTACGTTGACATGGACGATTCAGGCGACTCCGGCAGTTTTGGCATGACGGGTTTCGCATCCATGCGGGGCACGACGCTGAAGAATACGAACAGCCGCCCGATCGAGTCGTCGGTTGACGGTGCTATCTATGTCGGGAATCGCTTTGAGCACAACGGCGAGCGAATATCCCTGACGGGCGCAGACGTGATTTTCAACAGCAATCTGATCGTGGACATCTCGATCCGCTCAGCGGACCTTAGCGGACAGCGTCCTACCTGTATCGGGAACAAGGTTCGCAACACGACGAGCGCATTTGATTATCCAATCTTCTGCGGCACGACTGGTGACGGCGGCGCTTGTGGCGCGGATCTTGCGGCGGGCGGAATCTGTGATCTAAACAGCATCTGTAACTCCGGCGACACCGATTGCTAGGGGTGCTCTAATGACTCATGTAACCCCGACGACTCTCTGGGCCTCCCTCGGCATTGTAGCTTCTGCCGTCGGGGGGCTTTTTACTATGCAGCTATCTCACACTTCTGCTAATGGACATAGCTCTCTTGCTGAGCAGTCTGAAGTTTCTGATGTAAAAATTAAAGTAGAAAGAATAGAGACTGAAGTAAGGCACAACAAAGAGATACTGAATGACCTCAAGGCTGACATAAGGCATATTAAAAAAGAACAGGACGACTTCAACAAAGAAGTTTTGGAGGTTATCCGTGGCAACTAGCGGCAGCGTTTCATTTCTTCCTGATGTTGGAGAAATTGCAGAAGAAGCATTCGAGAGAGCGGGATTGATAATTACTTCTGGATATGACCTTCGGACAGCCAGAAGAAGTTTAGATCTCCTACTTATGGAGTGGGCTAACCGAGGTATTAACCTGTGGTGTGTTAGCGAATACACTCAAGATTTGGTTGCTGGTCAGGGGCAGTACACCGCAGTCAACTCTTCTCCGAATGTTGCCGTTTCGATACTCGAAGCAGTTCTCAGATCCGATGCTGGCGATGCTGACAAGCAGGTCGATTATGATCTAAGTAGAATATCGAGAAGTACTTTCCAAAGCGTTCCGTCGAAGCTCGCTCAAGGAAGACCAACTCAGATTTACGTTGACAGGCAGCAAGGACAGATCAATTTGAATCTCTGGCCTGTACCCAACGATGCTACCCAGAAACTTGTCTACACATATATAAGAAGAATGGAAGACACCGGACCCGGAGGCGCTTATGAAGCAGACGTGCCCGCTAGGTTCTGGCCCGCTCTCGTAGCCGGTCTGGCTTATAACATTGCGCTGAAAAAGCCTCAGGTTGCAGACAGAATCCAAATGCTGAAACAAATCTACGATGAGCAGTTTCAGTATGCAGTTGAAGAAGACAGGGAGAAATCGCCGCTGAGGTTGTTCCCCGGAGGGTACGACTGAGTGGCCTCCTACGCTAAGGGCAAAAAGGCTTTTGGCTTCTGCGACAGATGTGGTTTTAGATACGATCTAAAGGATCTCAAGTCTGAAACCGTCAATCTTGTCAGCACTAATCTTTTAGTTTGCGAGGAATGTTGGGATCCAGATCATCCCCAGAACATGCTTGGAAGAATCAGATACGACGACCCCCAAGCCCTCCGCAATCCCAGACCTCTTGGCGGAATCAGCGGCAGAGATCTTCCCGCTGCTTATAGGTGGGACTTCAAGAACCCAACGGTCACTGTTATACCGTCTGGAACTTACGCTGGGTATAGCGTTATTGATGGCTGGTTCGGAGCCCAATGTACTATATCAGCCCAAGCAAGTTCTGAGTCTCTTAGGATTGATGGTAATAATAGGCTAAATCCAGCCTCTGGTGGTGATCCTCAAATCCTACAAGGGTTTGATTATTCTGGGGAACAAGATCATCAAAACTTAAACATAGATACTTCTGTTTATAAGTATGTTGTAAGTTCATTTAGAATAGACACACCTACCGTATTTACAGATAACAGTCAATTTGTTTTCAATTTTGATGGCAGCTTGTTTTGGACAGACCAAACTACTCCGTCTCCGTATCCGTGGTCTGCGGATCGGAGGCAGATTGCAAAACCTTTCCCTTATCTTCCGTTAAGTCAGGCTGCGTCCGGGTTTTCCGCAAGCGATAAAAATATGACAACAAGGTTCAAACTTGTTTGGGATATGTCTAATGATCCCACTTGGACGGGAACGGTAACTGGTTTGAGAATAGATTATATGGACTCTAGACAAGTACCAAGAGTTGATGCCGATAAAGATTCGGGAATAATTGACATTGAGTACATAGAAGTTGTGGCTTTTCACAACATAGATTTATAGGAGTTTAAAATGCCCAAAGTTGGAATGAAGAATTTTTCGTATGACCAGACCGGATACCAGAAGGCTATGCAGGAAGCGCAGCGTACCGGTTTACCTGTTGAGTTCGAGGATAAGAACTACGCACAGTATTCGTGCGGCGGATCTGTTCACGGCAAAGGCTACAGAAAAGCTAGGATGCCCAAGAAGGGGAAGTAAAAATTGATTGCCTACACATTAGATAGTCTTCGTGCTGCAATAGACGAGTGGTTAGAAAACGACTTCTGGGGGGATACCGACCAGAAGGATAACATCATCTCTATGTCTGAGGAGAAGATCTATAAGACTGTAGGCATTGCTGGATTCAACACGAAAACTGTGGCTTTAACTTTGTCAGGGACACCGACATTTCCATCACGGATACCTACGCCACAGCTAACCCAGAAGAATGTTTCGGAATCACCAATCACCCCGATATCACTTAGATTAGATGCTGACGCAGGCGGCTACGCATCTTTTTTAATACTGAAAGACAGTAATTTTCTTCAAGAGTATTTAGGCGACACTACGGGCGTCCCGAGGTTCTATACGTTTTTCAACTCCGCAAACGACAGCAATAATCCATATATATCAATATTTCCAAAGGCTGTCTCTACCTATTCATTAACTTTTGAATACTTTTACAAGCCAGAGTCGATTACAGAGAAGAGCGGAATTGGCACTACTTGGCTTAGCACATACGGACAAGAAGCATTGCTATATGCCTGCATCACAAATGCTTACACATTCATGAAGGGCGATGCTGACTTGATAAATTTATATGACACTAAGTTCAAAGAGGCTTTGCAAGCCTTGGTGTTTGAGCAAGGTGGCAGCTTTAGAAACCCGGCATATAACGCAATGGATGTGCCGAATAGAAGCATGGTGAATCAATAATGGCGTCTACTTATACAGATGGACTTGGCATTGAACTCATTGGTACTGGCGACAGGGCTGGATCGTGGGGAGATGTAACCAACAACAATCTCCAATCTCTTGAGCAGAGCATCAGAGGTGTTTCAACGGTAGCCCTTACGGGAACGACCAGCACTCTAAACATCGGAGATGGCTCTACTGCTTCTGAGACTGCGACGGACGCAGCAGGAAGATCATCTGTAATTATATTTTCTGGAACCTTAGGCGCGACCCACACAGTGACCTTGCAGGTCGGCGGAACGAATGCGGACAGAGCATCTTTCGTTGCCATGAACGAAACAACACAGAATGTTGTTCTGTCGAGAGGTAGTGGCAACACTGTAACCATTCCGAGTGGTTACACAGCGAGAATATTCTTAGATGGAACAGACGCCAGAAACGCTTTAGCCAATCTCAAGCTAGATAAAATCAGATTTGAAAATGATGAGATAACAAACGCAACAGCAGGAATATTCAGAATCACTGGGGATGTTGTTAATCTTGGAGAGTCATCTGGAACTGATGATGTATACCTGACTACACCATCTGCAAACAAAGATTTAATTCTACAGACAAATTCAATATCTTCTAGCAGCTCTAAGATACTAATTGACGGAGCCAGTAATGGAAACATTAACATAACCCCACACGGCTCAGGATCTGTCGTTATAAGCAAGGCAGATATAAATAGCGGCACTATAGATGGAACCACTATAAATGCTACGTCTGTAACGACATCTTCAGCAACAATAACTGGCGGAACTATAGATGGTACTGCTATAGGCGGAACAACTAAAGCCGCAGGTAACTTCTCCACTGTAGATATAGATGGTGGAACTATAGACGGCACTACCATAGGCGGAGCAACTCCGGCAGCAGGAAACTTTTCTACTGTAGATATAGATGGTGGAACTATAGACGGAGCGACCATAGGTACGTCTACCATTACAGGCACACCTATATCTGGAAGCACAGGTTCCTTCACCACGCTCACTGCAACTGGAACAACTACCGCAGCAGCAATAAACGCATCAGGCAACATTGATTCTGGCGGAAATATAACTGCTAGCAACTTTACGGCAGATCTCAACGGAAATATCTCTACATCTGGAACCGGAACGATCTCAACCGCCAGCGGAAACATATCTTCTACTGGCGGGGACATCACTACTGGCGGCGATATCACCACCTCTGGATCTGGTTCAATTTCGTCCGCCTCTACGATCACCGCAGCAACTGGCATCACAGCAGATGCTGGAGGATTGACCGTCTCTGCTGGTGGAGCAGATATCACTGGCGGAATAGACAATAACGATGGTGGTATAACCTTTGCTGGGGCTATATCTGGAGCTACCACTATAAACTCTGGAGCAATTACAAGCACGGGAGCGATCACAGGAACGTCGCTCGATGCTGGGACAGGAGCGATTACAGGCGGAAGTCTCAATGTTGGAACTGGAGCACCCAACACTGTTACAGCCGGGAAGGTTGTTTCAGGAACTTTAGATCACGCAACTTCAATCACTTCAAAGATTTCCAATGTAGATAAATTCAAAGTAGACACCAATGGCGCTCAGGTCTTAGGTACGAATGGATATTTAAATATGTCCTCTACGTCCGGCTCGACCGGATTTGGGTTTAGAAACAACGGCGGTTCGCTAGAGATAAAAAATAGCTCAGGCGGAAGCTGGGGATCTATCGCAGTTCTTTCAGGGACAGATTTGTCCGTTAGTGGGGCTGTGACTGCTGGGACTTCCGTAAACGCTACTACAACTGTAACGGCAGGAACCGGATTAACCGTCGCCAGTGGCGGAGCGTCCATAACCGGGAATAGCACCATAAATGGAACACTCGGCAGCCTGACAGGATTAACCGTAAACAGCGGGGGAGCAACAATTACCGCTGGCGGACTAACCGTTTCTGCTGGCGGAGCAAGCATAACCGGGAATAGCACAGTAACTGGAACCCTTAGCGGGCTAACTGGTCTAACGGTTGCCAGCGGCGGAGCCAGTATAAGTGGTGGATTAAATAATAACAGTGGTGGCATAACTAGCGCCGGAGCCATAACTGGCGCTGGAGCCATTACGAGTACCGGAGCAATCTCTGGCACTAGCCTATCAGCAGGGTCTGGAACGATATCAACGACCGGAACTGTTTCCGGCGCAACTATATCAAGCACAGCAAGTAATGGTAATCTTCTTGTTCAACCAAATGGTACAGGCCATTTAAATTTAACTGTGAACTCGACCGCGGGCGGCACTTCTGGTTTGGTGCTTACTTCTAACACAAGCCCCATAACTCTTAATGCTGCTTCTGCGACTGCCGGTCATGACTTAATAATACTGCGAAATGGCTCAGGTATTAAGGCGGTGGTGAACGGTGGCGGGATGTATCTAGCCACTCCGACATCCGGCAACCACTATCTATCCATGTGCAGCTATGGTGGTGTAAATGAATCTGGTTTCAGAAACGACACCGCTGGTGACATGGAAATCAGATCTAGAAATGTAAATATTGGTGGTACTGGTGCAGATAACTGGGGAAGAGCGTATCACTCCGGCATGGTTAGTGGAGATGGCGCTTTCTTTGAGCATACAGTTGCATTAAGCACAATAGGCGCTCTGCCTCAAGACTATTCAGTTGCTCATTCTTTAGGATCTGAACCTAGACTTACAACATTCCTTCTTAAATGCACCACAGCCGATAGGGGTTGGTCGGTTGGCGATGTCATACAACTTGGCTGGTCTGGTACAGTGTCAAACGGCAACGAAGGCTTGGCTCCCTATTTCAATGCAACAGAAATTGGATTTGCTACAAATAATAATATAGCTGTCCAAAATGCAGGAGGTAGTGGGGCTAAGGGAGCTATAAATTTAGCAAGTTGGTCAGTGATAATGAGAGCTTGGCTGTAGTATGCCTTATAGAAAAGTCACATTTCCTCCCGGTATAAATAGAGAAGGAACTCAGTATTCCGCTGAAGGAAACTGGTATGACTGTGACTTGATTAGGTTCAGGCAAGGCAGACCTGAAAAAATTGGTGGCTGGACTAAGTATTCTCAAAATGAATTCCTTGGAATATCTAGGACTCTATTAAATTGGTCTTCCATTTCGAGCGCCAACTTAATGGCCATAGGAACGGACAAGAAACTATACGTTGATCTTGGTGGTGTCTATCACGATATCACGCCGATGGAGTATAAGTCTCAAGGAACGCTAGACCTTGACATGGCGAATACATCGACCAACACGAACGCGCAGCTTAGCTTTGACGTTCTTGCTGGTGATGTAGTCAGGATGAGCAGTGATGCAAATTCTGTAGGTGATGAGCTTATGATAGTTGATACCGGTGGGCTTGCCGGCGCAACTGTCGTGTTAGAGCGTGGAAGCTTCTCTACGGTCACATCGGCACACACGTCCGGGGATGCCGCGTTTCTTCTAGAGAAACTTTCAAGCCCGATATATCCGATCGCGGGATCAAGTACCGTACTTATAAATTTTGCAGATCATGGCCTGACTACTGGGGACTTCATAAATTTTCTCAGCATGTCGTCCTCTCCTACGGGTCTGGATAGAAGATCTTTATTTTACCCGCTGTTCGACGGAGCTACCGATCCAGCGTCTGGATATGATGCGGCAAGGTCAACTCAAAGCTGGTGTGTAAAAAGAGTTCTGAACGGAGATTATTTCGAGATC